GTTAAGGATTGCAAGGTCTACCCCTAGATTGACAGTTGAGGTTAAATCACTTCTGATTAACTCTTCAATTCCGGGTGTTGCCTGTAAAAGAGTCTGACGAGAATACTTTGAAAGTACACCGTAGTTCTTAGGACTAAGCGAAATTTGATCAAAAGTTGATTCTGACTGAGTAATCGCAGTAGTTTCAGAACTTAACCAGTACCCTGTTGAATTTCCAGATCTGCGTGGGATAGCCACATCACCAACAAGGCCGGGAAGTGTTCTAACACCCATACCGATCATCAAAGTGTTATTTTTCAAACTCTCGATGAAGTCCTCGGCTCTTAATTCTGTTTCAACTAAGTTGCCGCCTGTTGTTGCGCCAGAGGTTACGTAAGTAGCTCTTTTTTGTAGCGCTGCGTATGGAATGAGGAAACTTCTCTCAGATGTTTTCTTGACTCCTGAACGCTCAACCTCTTGTGAAAGTTCACGTACAAAACCAGCATCCCTAGATGTCCAATC